TTTTATACATTTTATTTATTAACATTATTAGCTGAAAAAGGATATTCTCACGGAGATCCACATTCAGGAAATATTATGCTTGTTTCAACTACTGGCAATCCATTTTTTTTAAATGCGTTTGGAGATTTATTAACACAAAATGGATTAAATGTAGTTCCATATTTAATTGATTTTGGTAGATCCGCACCTCTTTCTGAATTACATTTTGAACCATTTACTTATGAACAATTAAGCGATATAGACTTTCAAAGAGATGCCGCATTTTATATTGAAACATATAACAATGTGGTTCCATTACTTGGAACTTACACTATTGAAAGTATTGTATTAGATTTAATAAGAAATCAACATTTGTATGTTCAGGCAATATTGATACTTACTATGTGTGGGCATAAACATAGATCAATGTTTCAAATAGCACAAGAACTAGATTATTCACTTTATGATAGTTTTTTTTACATAACTAGAGAAAACGCAGACGCAATAAATATATTAATAAGGGAAGCACTTAATGATAGAGCAACACTGGAACAAGAACATATTAGACATATTGAACAATACACAACTGCTGCAATTGGTAGAAAATATCGATATAAAAAAAACAAAACTAAAAATCATAATAAATTACATAAGAAGAAAATAAATCGACCAAAGAAAATAAAAACTAGAAAAAATAAAAATAAAAATAAAAATAAAAAATAAAAATAAAAATAAAAATAAAAATAAAAAACATTTACATCTGCAATTGCTCTAGTAAATTAGTTAATGATTTTGGTTTTGAAAGCATGCGATCTTTATTTTTTTTGGTTCTTAATTTATGTATCAACCAAGTATGTGGATTGGTCATTCTTGGATCAATTTGTAAATTTAATTGAATAACTTGTGATCGACAATGATTACTACAACACATACAATCAAATCCAAAATATAAAGTACAACATTCTGTAATTTTTTTATCACAAAAATCACAAATAAATACCATAGTATATATAATATATTTATAAATATTATATATAATGTCACTCTTATAAGAGTAAATAATTAAATATCTAAACTCACAATATTTTTATCGCTTCGCTGTCTACGTTTAGATTTTGTAGGTATTTTAGCATTTGTCAAATCTCTCAAGTCATCAATACTAATTGTACTAGATTCATTATTTATTTTTTCATTAACATCAACTTGTTTGGTTTTTAAACCACTTAATAAAGAGGCTATATTTTGACTAGGAGGAGCAACCGATGGACCCTTCATTTCTGGACGTGTAATACGTTGTTCGTTAAAAGGATTACCTTCGCCATTATCAATTTCCATACCGCGTGCTGACATAATATCGGGGCGATTTATTATATTTTGCACTCTTTGACTGCGTTCAGGTAATTTAGACTCAACCGGCGGTGGAGGTGGTCCAGAATTAACATTTGGTGGCATTGAAGCACCGAATCCCGGATTAGCACCATTATTTCCAAATAGTCCATTCATAAATCCGCCCAAGCCGGGTTTAGATTGACCCATTGTATTAACTGCTGCTTGAGTAAATTGTTTCATTAATTCTGGGTTTTGTCTCATAATATCGTCCATACCTGGCATAGAAGATTTAAATAATGTATTTGACATATGAATCATCATTCCAGAACCACCTAATTGAAACAATAATTTCAATTCGGGAGACATTTTTGCTTTTGATTTATATTTTTCGTGTAATTCGGCAAAAATTTCATCATATTCATCAATATTTTCATTAATTTGTTCTCCCCAACCATCGAGTTTAATATCAAAAGGATCAAATTTATTATTTAAAAATTCTAATCCAGTTATACAAGCCATTAACATTTTTCCTTGAAATTTAATGGCATTCGATTTTTCTTTTTCGGCAATAATAGTTTCATATTCTCCAATCATTTCATTTAAATCAGAATCCATATTATAACGCTTGCTAAGCGATACCCCTTTTTTCTCTAAATCTTCTAACTTGCGTAAATATTTGAATTTTTCTTTTAATTCCTCTTCTTTGGTTAATGTAGGTTTTTCTTGTGCTTTTTCTAAATTTATTGGTACATTATTAAATTTTCCAAATCCATCCCATGTTTTATTTTCATTCATATTTGCTGTAGATTTACCTAAATTAGAACTATCATTTTCATCATTTTTGGTTACAGGTTTAATATTAGCACCATTATTCTTAGAATCACCAAATAATCCCCCAAAAATAGATTTTTTATTAGTTCCTGTTGATTGATTATAATTTATTTCTTTTTTATTATCGCTATTATTAGCGTTGCTATTAGTACTACTATTTGTGTTGCTATTAGTAGTACTATTTGTGTTGGTAGTAGTATTCAACTTTAATTTGTCATCAAAATGTTTAGAAGTGCTATTATCTGTTAAATCATTCAACTCATTTTCTAAACTAGTAATGTCTTCAATGTCTATTGATGTTGATGTTTTTTTATCACTAATATTTTTTCCATTCATTAATAATTCAATACCGCCTCCAAAATTAGAAGAAGGTTTTTTTGATATAATTTCTTCTATGTCTGCGTTATTTATTTTAAATTCTGGAATATTAAAATTATCAATATTTAAAGTTTCTGGTTCGATTTCTATGATATCCATTAAAACTATTATGATAAAAATAGAAGTTTAATTTTTAAATACTCCGCAATATATATTATATATTAATTAATATATAATTATTTATATAAACTATTTTAGTATGTTAAAATTTTCTAAATAATAAATTCCTTGTAAAAAACAATCTGCTAAATCATCTTTTTTAGAATGTTTTATGAAAAAAGAATGTTCAACACACATATTTTTATGTTCTAATAGTTGTTTTGTGTAAAAAATACTGAGTTTTTTTCGTTCATTATATGATAATTTTTTATCTTTAATGTCCTTAGTGTCTTTGATATCATTAACATTGCAATAATCTTTATAATCACTTATATATTTATTTTCTTTATTTATAAATGGTTTTAATTTATTTGTTGCGGATATAAATTTAATATTATAATTATTACAATCAATAAAATATTGAGATATCATGCCTTGAATAGTTTTCATTCGATTAGCAATTGGACTTATTTGATTTTCTAAAATAATTTGGTCAATTGTTGATAAATCAAAATTTTTAAATAATTCATTTAATTCATTTTTCAAACTAATTCCAATATCTATTAAATTTACATTATTCGCATTAACACTTTCAATAACTTCAAAGCAGCTAGAGTTTAAGTATTCTTCTATTAACTTTATTAATGATACTTTATTTGTTGGTTTTTCTACCTTGATTTGATATTGTTCAATAAGTGCGGAGAGATTAGCAACAGATTGTTTATGTAATGTTTTAATATTACATGTTGGCAAACTATATTCCGTTTTTTTTGTATGATTTTTACAATAAAAAACATTGTCTTTATGAAATTTGGCTTCTTTAGAACAACATTGTTGCTGACAAGAAATTAATTTATTACACAAATTTATTACATCCCATTTTATAATTTTAAAATCTTTAAAATCTTTTAAATCATTAGTATTATTTTTTTTATCTGAAACATCACATTCTAAAATTATATATGCCAAATTTTTAATACCTATATCTATGCTTAATATTTTCATAACTATTAAACTTTTATTATTATTATATATTATTAATTCTAGTTTATTAATATATAATAGTTATATAATATTTATATATTTGTTTCTATTATAATAAACTTTATTTATAAGCACCTAAACATACCGAATAATTTAATCTGGAAACATAATATGTCAATAGCAAGGTAATAAAATAGGAAATTGCACCAGCAAGTATCTTATAATTTTTTTTAAATATACTGATTATTCCTATAATCAATGCCACCATTGCAAATAGCAAACTTAATAATCCAATAACGTAAAAATATAAACAATGCTGCGCACTAAAAGGAGACATCAAATCATCAAAAAAACTCATATTATATATTATAATAAAATATAATAAAATATAATAAAATATAATAAAATATAATAAAATATAATAAAATAAAATAAAATAAAATAAAATAAAATAAAATAAAATAAAATAAAATTAAAATAATAGTTATTGATTAGTATTGATTATATATTTTGACACGTGTTTTTGAGCATCTAATTGTTGTTTAGATAAATATATATTTTTAAGATCGCTTGTTTCATATCCATATGGTTGGTCGCGTGATAACATTGAGTTAAAAATATAGGGACTTTGATTAGTTACTAAAGGTTGTGAAATATTATTTGAAGTTATTCCACATTCAACACAAGAAATATATTGATTATTTTGTATAATAGCATCCGCATTTACTTGTAAATATTTTCTATAATCACTGTTATTTTTAATATTTTTATTATTTTGAAAAACATTATCATTAAGAACAGATGAATAATAATTGCTAAATAATCTGGAATCATCCATTAAAGGTGGAAAATTGAAGTGAATATTATTAGAACCACTATAGCAAGTTCCCCAACTCATAATTAATATTATATTATGTAATAATATTAATTTTTTATAGATTATATAATATAAAATATTACATTAAATTATAACTTTATTCTAAAATAAATCTTTATTTAATTTATTAGGAAGTTCATGACCAAACAATACCATATATATTAAAACACAGGCAGCAATTAATATACTTCTATTTTCGGCAACAATTGCTCTTTGACCCAGAGCATAAATCATAATAGCATACAATAACACACCTAAAACGCCCGCGTGTATTACCATAATTATACCTCTTTCCATTTTTTATATAAATAACATAATATTTTATTATTTATTTTGTAATAATTTTACTAAATCAGATTTTTTCATTTTTTGAGATGTTTCATTATCTGTTAAATTTCTTGTAACAACCAAAGTTTTTAAATCATCTACTTTCATCTTTGAATAATTTTTTTTTTCACCTGTTTTGTCACTTGAATCATCAATATTTTCTAAATTTATTATTTTTGGATCATTATTTGTTTCTAAAGTAAATGATTTTAAGTTTATAGGTAAATTATTCATAAATGTTTCATCATCAATAGTTGAAATTGTTTGATCGTTTAATTTCATATTTTCTAAACTTGTTATGTGTTCTACAATTTCTAAAGATTCAATAGTTTGTAACTCTTTTTCAAATTTATTATTAGAAATTATTAACATTTCTAAATTTTTTTTTTTACCTTCATCTTCATCTTCACCTTCATCATCATCTTCACTTTCATCTTCACCTTCCTCTTCACCTTCATCTTCATCTTCATCTTCACCTTCACCTTCATCTTCATCTTCACCTTCATCTTCGCATTCGCCTTCATCTTCCTCTTCGCCTTCATCTTCATCTTCATCTTCCTCTTCATTGTCTGAAACAGATATTTTTTCTCCTAAATTAATTTTTTTAATTTTATCAAACTCTACATATTCTGTTGTATTATTTTCCTCATAAATACTTTTACTTCTATTAAATGAATTGTTCGCTAAACTAAAATGTTGCATTTGAATATTATAATTCATAATAAAGTTTTGTAAAATTTTACCATGCTCAATCACACTTTTTTCTAATAAATTAAGTCTCCTATAACAATATAACATAACTCCTCCACTTATTAATAAAATTAGTCCCAATGTTAATAAAAATCCGGAATCTATAAATTTAAATAAAAATGACATTTATATTAATGTATAATTATATTATTTTAAGTATTGTTTAACGAATAATAATATTTAATTTTTCATAGTTATAATAATATTTTCGGGATAATTTAAATCTTTAAGAACCTTCATTGCACCTTTTACCTTTGAAATACCTCTTTTAATTTTATAAGTATATTCAAAATCTTTAGAATTATTATTTACTTTCATATAGAAATTATTGTTTTGTTTATTTAATTTTTTACATAATTTAGTGTAATGAGTTGTTAAAACATAATCTATATTATTAAATTTATTTAAATAATTCAAATAACCATAAGCACTATTGATAGCTTCATCTGGATTTGTTCCACTATATAATTCATCAAACACGCAAAAGTGAATTTTAGTAGAATTATTTTCTATTGTTTCTAATATATTTTTACATTGCCTTGCTTCTGCTTGATATAAACTATCGCGTCCGCCAGTATCGGGAATATTTATATAACAATGAATAAAATCATATATTTTTATAGAGGCACTATTAAAAAATCCACATCCTATTTGTTGAGATAAAATAATATTAAATAATGTCGATTTTAGTAAAGTAGTTTTACCAGATGCGTTTGGACCGGTTATAATAATATTTTTATCAAGTGTATATGAATTTTTTACAATTTTACACTTATTATTTTTACACTTATTATTTTTAATCTTATTAATTATTTTATCATCGCATTTAACTTCATCGCGTTTCTGATGGTCCTTTTCAATAATATTTAAATTGGCAAAATAAGCACCATCAAAAGAGGTAGGTTTAGACTTATCATAAGTACAATAATTCAAAACTTTAGCATTAATAAAGTTTTGCAATGTTTCTAAATTTTTCAAATAACCATTAAAACCAAATGAAAAATATAGACTGTTGATAATATTTGTATCTTTATTTAAAAAGTAAAAACATTTCATTAATTGTCCTAATTCTACTAATTTATTGATACTTAAAGCATATGGTGTAATTTTGTTTAAGTCTTCTAAATAATATGTAAAAATACTTATATTTTTATTAATAGCATCATTAAAAAATTTGTAATTAACTAAATCTTTTGAATATTTTAAAAAATTCTTGTATTTATTCAAAGAATTTGTTATATAATGTTTTAAATCATATAATGTTTCATGAATAAATTTGATATTTGTAAAGTATTTAATACAACTAGTAAAATTTAAATACATTTGGAAAATATAAAATCCAAAACTAAAAAGCAAATAAATTTTATTTGTAAAATTTGTATTGCTAAATGATGAAAATAATTGTCCTATAATATGATTGGCAAATACTTTTTTTAAATGATCAAAATATAGTTCAAATGTTATTTTATGACCTTGTAATTTAATTATAAAGAAGGGAAGCAAAAGAAATAATATTGGAATAAGCAAAGAAAAAACAGGCGAAGAAAGATTATATACGCTTAAAAGTTGTAAGCATAAACTATTATTATTAAAATTACTTAATAATGGTATATCAATATATTGATAATTATTTACAAATCCATCATCATATATAACATCTACACATTTATTATATATTAGGTCTTCTTGTGAAATTGTTCTATTTTCGCTAAATTCTACTTTTTTTAAACTATTATAATTCTTTAATAATGATTGAGTTTCTAATAAAAAATCCACATTATTTGTATAATATTTAGACCATCTACTAATAATATTTTTTTCAAAAATGTTTGTAGGATTGAAAACATGATAATATAAATTATATGCGTCATCATCTACATCGCTATTTGATGTTTTTTCTTCACAATCATTACTATTTGGATTATCTAATTTTTTAAAGTCATCATTTAACGGTGTTTTTGTTTTTACTAATTCTAAATCATTAACAATATTATTGCTTAGCATTTGAATAGACGAAGTGTCTAAATATTCAATAGGTAACTTAAAGCAATCTACATATTGTTCTTTTTTATTCAAATTGGTATCTTCGTAAAAAGTCATTAATGTGTTAATTACATTCATCTTATTAATAATAATAACAATTACTTTATAAATATTAATATAACGAAAATAATTAATATAACGAAAATAATTAGAAAAAAATTATTATAGTTTATTAATATTATAATATTAATGTTAATTTATGATACACAATTTATTAATAATTATTATAAAACTTTAGAAGATGAAAAATTAGAGCAATCAATTCAAAGTTTATTAAATACTATATTGGTAACGATTAATAATGATCTTTCATTAAATAATATTGAGCAAGAAATGGATTATAAATTAAAGAAAAAATCAAAATATAAGAAATATGATAATTGTAATAGTGCTAAAGACTTTGGCAATGTTAATAAGTTTAACAAATTTAATACATTACAAACAAGTACTATTAGGAAAGTTCCAATTGATAAAACTAAAATAAATATTGCTAAAAGTAATATTAAGGCGTTATTAAACAAATTATCTCCATCAAATTATAATAAATTAGAAACGGAATTATTGGTTATTTATAACGAATTGCTTGATTCAAGCATAGAAGAAAACATGGATGAATTATATTCGATGGATAATTATATAATTGATTATATATGTTATAATAATATATCTTATAGTTCAATATATGTTAATATATTTTTTTCATTACTTACTATTTATGAGACTAAAAATTATAAATTAGAAAACATATTTTTATATAATTTGTTAAAAGAAAAATATGAGGATTATTCTAATTTTGAAAAATATATAATAAATACTAACAACAAAGAAGAAGATGAGTTTTTAATTAATAAAACAAATGATAAATATAAGTGTTTCTTAATTTTTATAACAAATATTTATAAAAAATTTTTCGCTTATGAATCAGAAAATAGAGAAAATAAAAATTACATGTCCGATTTATTTATTAATACACATATTATTGGTGAATTTATTTTGCTATTACATAATTTTTTCATAACAAATTTACAAATTGAAAAAAATAGTGCTTATTGTGAAAATATATTAGAGTTCTTAATATTATTATATAATGAATTATTTAAAGAAATAAAAATTATAAAAAAAATAGACGCAAATTTAAAAATATATGAAAATATTAATTTGCTATTAACTAATAAACATAATTATGTTTGTTTTACCAATAAAATAAAATTTAAATTAATGGATATTCAAGATAAATATAAAAAATATATATTAATATAATATTATTAATATAATAGTTTAAAAATACATTTATAAAAATAACTAATATATATAATGATTACATCTAATATTGATAGCAAAGTAGAATATGCTATTACAAATAATATTGATAAATCAGATTTGAATCATGAAGCATTTGTATATAATGCTAAAATATATAATAAGCATATAAAATTCGTTTTAGGAACCCCTAGATTAGAATTTTTAAGTAATAATATTATGTATTTTAATATTTATTTAGCAAATAATGGTTCTGTTATATCAAAAATAGGCATATATGAAACCAATAATACAGATTATACTTCATTATTAGATTCTACTGGAGATATAGATTTAAACAAGATGTATGAACCAATTATATTTCCTTTTGCAAAACCATTAATTATTAACAATTATGAATTAATTGATAAATTTGAAACAATGTCTAATGCTAGCGATTTTAATAGTGACACCGATGATGCTAGTACTATTATTGATACAGACGAAGAAGGAGAGGAAGAGGAAGAAGATATTAGTACTAGTATAAATGATAAACCGGCAAAACTTGTAAGTGAAAAATATGATTTAATGGAATTAAATAGTCAAACAAAAGAAGAAAGTGATTATGAAATTAGCAAATATGACGAAGACCCGTCTCATAAATGGATAAATAAATATTTAAGAAGCAATAAATATGATATTTTAGACAATGAAGGAGGTGGAGATTGTTTTTTTGCTATTTTACGGGATGCGTTAAGAAGTGTAAAAATTGACGTAAGTGTTCAATCTATTCGTGAAAAATTAGCAAATGAAGTTACAAATGAAATATTAGAAACCTACAAAGAGTTTTTTGGATTATTTTATAATAATATGAAAGCAACCCAAACCCAACTAAAAGAGTATAAAAAGAAACATTTAACATTAAAGAAAATGATAACAGCAACTACGGATGGTCCAGATAAAATGAAAATGATTAGTGATGTAAAGGCAAATTTTGATAGTATGTCTGCAGTTAGTGATCAAAATAAAGAACTAGAAGAATTAATAAAAGAATTCGAATTTATGAAAGATGTAGAAACAGTAGATGATTTGAAAAAAGTAATTATGAAAGTAGGAGGCAAATATTGGGCGGATAATTGGGCATTAGTTACATTGGAGAGATTATATAATGTTAAATTTATTGTCTTATCACAAGATCATTTTTTGAATGGTGAAAAAGAGTTAGTTTTACAATGTTCTGAAGCCGATAAAAAATTACAAGCACAAGGTGTTTTTGAACCATCATATTACATAATTACAGATTACATTAAAGGTGTTCATTATAAATTGATAACATATGATAAAAATGTGAGGCGTGGAGCATTTAAATTTAACGAATTGCCATATAGAATAAAAGAATTAGTTTTAGAAAAATGTATGGAAAAAGATGCGGGTTTATATGTTTTAATACCTGATTTTAAAGCATTTGCTAATAAAAACGGGGTCCAAACATCAATTATTAGTAAAACTAGTAATTATGATTCTTTAGTAAATACTAAAACTCCTAAATCACAAGATTATGATGATTCAATTATTATTCAAATATATAGCAAATCTAAGCATGAAAAAGTAGGCGAAGGTAGCGGAGAATCTATTAAACCAGAAATGAAAACATTAAAAAATGTATTAGATTTAAATAATAAGAAAAAATATCCAGAATGGCGCAAAAAACTGGATAATGATTATTTAGTTCCTAATTTAATAATTGATGGAAACAATTGGTCTAGTGTTAAACATTATATGTTAGGTTCTCGATTTAAAGACTTGGTTGATCTATATGGTAAATTTATGAAAAATGGGGAAGTAGGCGCAAACACTGAAGAAGCACTAAAATTATATAATTCTAATATTGTTAAAAAATCTGTTAAAACTGTAATATTAAATGATGAAGAATTTAAAAAAATAGAGTCGGGTTTATTGGAAAAAGCATTATATGCCAAATTTACGCTAAATGATGAATTAAGAGAAATTTTAAAATTAACAGGTAATGCGTTAATTAATATATTTAAACAAACTAAAGGAGCAACTCCAGCACTAGAATTAATGAAAGTTCGCAAATTAATAAATAAGTAGCTATTAATTTAAAATATATATTATTTTTAAATAATATATATGATATCATTATGTATTATTATTACACGTTTTAATTATTTCATTTTATGATAGGATGCTTTGCAATTAGGATCTTTTAACGCATCTCTGAAATCCATTTTGTTAGCTCTTGAAAAATTCTTGACATGGTTTATCCATTTACTTACTTTTCCTTTACGTGATTTTCTTTTATGCATTTTTCCTTTATGTGTTTTGCCTCTTCTGCGCCTGCGTCTACCACCGCCCTCGGGCTCCTTCTCCTCCTCCTCCTCCTCCTTCTTCTCCTCCTCCTCGCCCTCGCCACCGCCTCTATACATTCTTCTCATGTTTCTTCTAGATCTTCTTTTAGTACTTCTTCTTCTGCGTCTTCTGCCACCAGCTAAATTATTATATTCAGAATATGTGTTTCCACCGTCATAGGGTACTACTGTGTCACCTCCGACAGCAGAACTTTCTGCTACCGATTCAGGCATTTTTATATATATATTAAATATTATAATTATTAAAAATACTATTTAATTTATTTAGTTTTAAATATTAATCTCTAAATAAATATTAATCTCTAAATAAATATTAATCTCTAAATAAATATTACTTTTAAATAAATATTAATTCTAAATAAATATTAATCTCTAAATAAATATTAATTCTAAATAAATTATTAAATTACGCGGACTAATTATTTATTTAATAGCTTTTAAATTTTTACGTGTTTTATTTTTAATATTTTTATAGTTTAAATGTGCGCATTTTGTATATAGTATATATTCTTGTAATAACGAATTTTTTATTTGTTTAACTTTTTCTTTGAGTTCTTTTATCTTTGTTTCAGACTCATATTTGGTGTTTTTATAATTATTCAATTCTTCTTCTAAATCTTTAATATTTTTAAATAAAACTTTTAAATCCTCATTCAAAGTTTTAAATTCTTCTTTTGAATATGATGATTTTGACTCGGTTAATTTTGCTTTTCTCATTTTATAATCTGTTTTCATATTTTTTATATTCTCTTTTAATACTATTATTTGTTCTGCTACATCGTCGGCAACTTTATCAAATTTTTTATTCAAATAAACCGCATCTCTTAATTCTTCGTTCTCAATATGTGTCATAAATATTGGAACATTAATCATAATAGGTTGCGCAAATTGCGTGGGGTCTTTTTCTCTATTTAAATAACTAATAAGTCCTGATAATCTATTGGCCAAAAGTTTAACTCCATTAGCGCTTAAAATATTCTCTGATGTCATAAATTGTTTTTTAAATTCTTCTTTATTTGTAGTTATTTTATCAGACTCGTGCTCTATAAAAAGATTAATTAAAGAAAATAATTCAAGAGGACTATTAGTAAAAGGAGTGGCAGTCATAATTAATAATTTACATGAACTAGTTCCGGATGTCTTATAACTCTTGCTTATTAAATTTTCCATAACTTTTGTATCTGGACGCTCGGATGCTTTTAAATCGCCGCCATATAATTTATGGGCTTCATCTATTATTATAAGAGTTTTTTTGAGTATATCCGTTAAACCGTTTCTCTCAACTAATGTATCATAAATTTTGTTTTTTCCGGCCAATAAATTGCTAAATTGTTTATACGACATTGGTTCCAACCAACTTTTTGATAGTAATTTTTTGCGATCATTAATATTTTCTGGAATAATTAATCCTTTTTGAATTTCATCCAATATTATAGTGTGACATATTTGGTCAAAAATGTTTTTCCAAACGTCGCTTTTTAAAGTTGTTCGCGTTACCCATAATATTGAATAACCTTGTCTCTCAAAACTAGTTGTTGCTGTTGCTACACCCGTACAAGTTTTGCCTGTTCCTACTGAGTGCCATAGCAAAAGTCCTTTATAAGATGACTCAGGAGTAAAATAATGTGTTATGAATTTTTGTGTAGGATTCAATTCAATATTATTTGTTGAATTGGTGCTTGCGTTAGGGTTAGGTAAGCATTTATTTTCTATTACAATTTTATCCCAAATAAATTCTTTACTGTAATACGTTTTTTTAATATAATCTCTCATTTTAGTAAAATTAAAGTGTGGAGTTTTTTGCTTTCTAGAAGAATTACTAGAATTACTAGAATTACTATTAGAGCGATTGCTTAACGTATTAGATTGTTTGTCTTTTTTGCCTTTATATAAAATTATTGGATACATTTTATTTTCAATACTGGTGTCATCGTTTATTTCTAATTCTAAAGCGTCTAATTCGTCTTTCATTGTTTCTATATTTTTAGTATTTTCAATTATGTCTGGGATTTTGGTATAGCGTTTTGCCCATTCAAAATTCAACTGCGAGCAATATTTATTATCTAATTTTTTCATATAATCACATAAAAATTGTCGTTTATTTGTTTTATTACTAGTCAATAATTTGCTAGGATGTTTATATTTTTTATATACATATACCATAAAATTTATACCTATAGGTATATCATTTGTATTTTTTTTACCACATTTTCCTGAACATTTAATATAATCTATTTTGAAAAATTTGGATTTATTGTTAGTTTTAGGTGGTGGTGAATAAGATTTATATTTAGTGACACCTTTATTAGCACCACCCATTAAATAATATTCGTTATCCATAAATTCACTATTTAAATCAACAACATTGTGCATATTTTGCGTTAATTCATAATCAACCGCCAACATTGGAGCTAAGTTGTATAATTGTTCGGCTAGTGAGTTCATTGCTTTATCAAATGTGCTATAATTCAGAGTAGCATCATTGTATTTTTCTATATTTTTAAATAACAATACTTCTTCATCATTTGGATCATCTTTATTTTCAAGTAATCCTTTGTTAGTATATAAAGTATTACTTGTAATATCCGGCACTGTTAAATAATAATTATATACATATAAAGGCCATCCAATATTTTCTTGAAATGGCAAACCTTTTTGACCACAAGTTCTTGTGGCGCGACCTATTGTTTGCTTTAAGTCAGCAATAGTTAAAGATGGTTCAAAAATATGGACGTATTTAACATCAAATAAATCAATTCCTTCTTTAAATCCGCTATCAAAAATTATTAATCTTACATTTTTCCCATTTATGTTTGCTGGACGTTCATTAAATGTTTTTAACACTTCTCTCTTGATCTTCTCATTAAAAGTAGCATCATAAATAGTGTTGGAACATAATAAAGCAAAATTTTTATAATTGGAATTTTGAAGATCTAAATATAGTTTTGGTTTTTGTTTTTGTCCTTTTTTGGCTTTAATTATATTGTTGTACCCATTTGCTTGAAATGCTGACGCTATTATTTTTGCCCCATAACCACCTTCTTTTACATCTGAAAATATAAAATGTTTAAATTTATGTCCATGATTTATTTGATCTTGGGCATCTAGTTCTTTAATATTATTCAATAATTGAATCATTTTAGGCGAAGCATCCACTAAGTCTAAATTTAATTTATTGGGATCATATATTGATTTGTCAAATTTATGATAACCTACAATTTTACTAAAGTTAGCGGTTTTTCGCATACAAGTAAATATTTTGGCTCTATTTTTTTTATTAACTTTTATTGTTTTTTTTTGTTTTTTATTATTAGTTGGGCTCAATTTACAAAATTCATTATCTTTATAACATTCTAATATTTTATTAAAATCATCACTATTAATAGTACCACCTTTATCGGGATGATTTATTTTTAACCATTTTCTAGTTACAGATTTATCATCTAATTTATATTTACACATTAATTTTTTACAAGACATAATAAGTTATTATATAATAGAAATATAAATATTTCCTTAGAAAATAGTAATATTCTTTAGAAATAGTAATAGTTTTACTAATACTTATTAAAAATGATAAAAATAATTTAATAATTATTTATACTTATTAAATAATATACTTAATTACTTTATAAATGAGTTATATTTTATTAATAGTGGAATCGCCGGCAAAGTGTGGAAAAATAGAAAAATTTTTGGGAAGCAATTATAAAGTAATTGGTTCATACGGACATATTACTCATCTCTCAAATTTAAATCAAATAGATTTTAAAAATAATTATAAACCAACTTTTAATATTATTGAAAATAAACAATCTCAAATTACCAAAATGCGTAAAGCTATTAATAATGCCAAAGAGACTATATTGGCAACAGACGATGATAGAGAAGGCGAAGCAATTGCATGGCACATTGCTCAAGTATTTAAATTAAATATTGCAACTACTAAACGTATTGTTTTTCACGAAATTACCGAACGCGCTATAAAAAACGCACTAACCAATCCAAGAATAATAAATTTAGATTTAGTTTATGCTCAACAAGGTCGCCAAATATTAGATTTAATTGTGGGTTTCACTATTACTCCATTATTATGGAAACATATAGTTTCAAATACTAAAAATGCATTAAGTGCTGGACGCTGTCAAACACCGGCACTACGACTAGTTTATGACAATTATAAAGAAATTAAAGAATCACCTGGAAAATTAAGTTTTAATAGTATTGGCTATTTTACAAACCAAAATATTCAATTTACATTAAATATTAATCATGAAACTCATGCCTCATTAAAAGAATTTTTAGAACAAAGCATACAATACAAACATATGTTATCTAAGGCAAAAGAACGTGAAATTATAAAAAATCCACCACTACCTTTTACAACATCAGGTCTTCAACAGGCAGCTAATAATTGTATGCATATTTCTCCTAAAGAAACAATGGAATTGGCACAAAAATTATATGAAGGTGGATATATTACATATATGAGAACAGACTGTAAAGTATATAGTGAAGAATTTATTGAAGCAAGTAAAACCTATATAATTGAAAAGTATAAACCTGAATATATTAATCCAGAAATTAATAAATTAATTCAAAGCAAAGATAGTAATAATAGTAATAATAGTGATCAAAAAATTACAAAAACAATAAAAGATGTTGTTGAAAATAATGCTCAAGAGGCACATGAAGCAATACGACCTACATGCATTAGGGTAGAAAATCTAGATATTGAAGAAACATTTACCACAAAACATAAAAAATTATATAAATTAATATGGAATAATAGTCTAGAAAGCATGATGGCACCAGCAGTATATAAACAATTAGTTGTAAATATTAGCGCACCTCAAGAAGCAATATATAAATACAGTGCTTGTGAAAACATATTTCCTGGGTGGAAAGCAGTTTTAGGAATTGAAGAAGAAAAATATTATGATTATTTTAAAAATATGAAAGAAGGTTTAGTTGCTTATAAAAAAATTACTTGTAAGCAAACACTAAAAGAATTAAAATCACATTACAGTGAAGCACGCTTAGTTCAATTATTAGAGCAAAAAGGTATAGGTCGCCCATCAACATTTTCATCGTTGCTTGAAAAAATTCAAGAACGAAATTATGTTGTTAAGCAAAACGTAGAAGGAAAAAAATTGGAAGTTATAGATTATGTTTTATTAGAAGATAACATTATTGAAGAAAAAGGCGAAAAAGAATTTGGAAATGAGAAAAATAAATTAGTAATAACACAAACAGGAATATTTGTTATTGAATTTTTGATTAGTTATTTTAATAGTTTGTTTGACTATGATTATACAAAATCATTAGAAGACGAATTAGATAATATTGCCAACGGTAAGAAAAAATATTATGAATTATGTGATGAATGTAATAGTTTTATTACTTCATTAATAAATTCCAATAATTTAATTGAGTGTAATTCAAATTTAGAAAATGGAGAAAAATTAGAAAAACTAACTATAAAAATAGATGCTAAACATACATATTTAATAGGAAAAAAAGGACCTACAATTAAATTTACAAAAGAAGATGGAAGTCTAGGATTTTATAGTGTTAAACAAGATATAAATATTGATAAACTTAAAGAAGGTGGTTATAAATTGGAAGAATTAATAGAAACCAAAGAAGAAACTACTAAGTTATTAGGAGTTTATAACGAGGAAAATGTGTATTTAAAATATGGTAAATTTGGTTATTATTTAGAATGTGGCCAACTACGCAAATCTCTCAAAACAATAAAAATAAACGTACCTTTTAAAGAAATTAAAATAGATGACGCACTAACTATATTAAAAGATTGTGAATCGGAAACCAATGGACTAGTTCGTAAAATTTCAAATGATCTAGCAATTAGAAAAGGTAAATTTGGAGATTATTTATTTTATAAAACGCCAACTATGAAAAAACCACAATTTTTGAAATTGGGCGAATTTAATGATGATTATAAAAATTGCTCATTAGAATTTTTAAAATCATGGATAAAAGAAAAGTATAACTTATAGAACACATTATTCAAAATCTATAGCTTGATTTATAAATGAAAAAATTATTATAATTGAAATTAAAAATATTACAAATAATGCTTTATTTTTTTTATATAAATAAAAAAGATTTTGTCTCATTTATAATAGAAATATATTTTAATTTATGATTTCTAATTTATGATTTCTAATTTATGATTTTTAGTTATTATTATATTGTAATATAATAGTAATGATATGAATGACTTTGATTTTATAAGTTCTATTAAAAGATCATCGCGCAAAAAATATTATGATGAAAATGCTTTAAAAGCATATAAAGAAGAAATAAAATCTTATACAAAAGATTCCGCAAATTCTAGTCAATATTCTTATAGTGAAATTAATGATTTTTTGAACGTCAATAATGTCAATGCTAATGGTAAAAATTTAATAAATATAAAATTATCTAAGGTAAATAAAGAAAAAGCAAAAAATATTATTACAATTGTTAAAGGAATTGATAAAAGAATGGGTCCATATAATTCCACAAACAAATTATATAAGGGTATTACACATATTAGCAAAGTAACATTAGATAAAAATACTCCTATTATATATAAAGCTTACAACTCAACAAGCGAAAATTATGATATAGCAGTAACATTTACTAATACAGAACGCGAAGAAAATAAAATAGTATTAATTTTATCACTTAATCCAGAAATAAAAGTATATAATTATAATGATAAAGATAATGAAAACGAAATACTACTTGAAAGAAATACTATAATATCTAATTTTATTTATAATAAATATGATGCCAAAAATAATGTATATGTATATGACGCAGTAGTATCTAAATATTTGCCAGACATATTATATATACCACCAAAAGAAGCATCTTACTTTTTAGATTTAAAATATGACACAACTTTAAAATTACCAGAAGATGCATATTATTTTTTAAATTTAAAATATGATACAACAAAATCACCAAAAAAAATGAAAATATATGATTTAACTAGAACTAAAAAGAAAAAATAAATAAAAATAATATTTATCTATATTATAATGTGGAAAGCATTAATACTTAGCGGAATAATATTATTAGTATTAGATTTAACATATTTATTTTTATTTAAAGATTTTATGATATCTGTAATAAGTAAAGTTCAAAAAACAGAATTAAAAGTTAATATAAAATCCGCAATAGCATGTTATATAATATTGGTTTGTGGATTATATTATTTTATTATAAAAAAAAAGGCACCTCCTAAAGATGCGTTTTTATTAGGTGTGCTTATAAATGGAGTTTATGAAACAACTAATTATGCTTTTTTCAAAGAATGGTCACCACTATTAGTGCTATTAGACACATTATGGGGAGGAATATTACTTAGCACAACCACCATTATATATAACAAAATTGCTTAATTGGTGCGTTGAAAACGATGTTGTGGTTGATTCCAATAATCAAACGCATTACTATAAAGAGCAACATAACTAGTATAGATAGCTTGCTGATTAGTTGCGTCATTGTTTTCATTAGTGTTATCATTCCTAATCATAACATTAGCATCATTAATAGTACTAGCATTTGTATTTGTATTAGCAGCACTATTTATAGTGTTAATATCATTATTTATAAGAACACCACTACTATCATAAACTCTGCCATAATGTTGTGCTAGAATTCTAGTGATTTCGACTTCATTATTATCTAGCAAATTTTCTTGATATCTTTCACTATACCTTTGATTAATAGGTTCCCTAACGCTACTGGGTGATTGATTTGATGAATTATGTATAGTATATAAGCGTTGCAGACCATTTACTAATCTTAAATAAATATTTTCATCAATAGCGGAAGAAATAGTATCTAAATCATCAATCATAGTATGCATTGTTGATAAAAATCCTTGACTTTGTTCTGTGTTAATACTATGTCCAGTCATATTATATTAGTTTAAATGTTATAATTATTGTTTTTATAAAAAAAATAGTTATCAATTTTTTTAACATTTAGCAATTTATAATATTTAACAATTTAATAATTTAATAATTTAAAATATTTAGCAATTTAAAATATATATTATATTTAGCAATTTAAAATATTTAGCAATTTAAAATATTTAGCAATTTAAAATATTTATTATATAATAGTTATATAATAAAATGTCGCATATTACCCAAGAAGAACTAGACAACTATTTGAATAAATATCCAGATGTACTCGAGGATTTTTTGAATACTCTGAATCTGCGTCAACCAGAACTAACAAAGAAAGCTAGGAGAGAACGAAATAGATTATCAGGGTTACCGGCCGGTAGCAAATCAATAGCAAAGCATCCTAGAAGACAGCGTATGCCTAATATTAGACTAGGCAACCCTAAAAGTGCTAATGAGGCCAGTGGCAGAAAGTCTAGAAGAGGTAGAAGAGGTAGGAGAGGTAGAAAGACTAGAAAGCACAGAACATAAAAAACTTGCGCTAATTACTTAATTAGTTTTACTAGTATTAGCGTTATTAATATATTTATTGAATAATTTTGAGTCTTAATATTAAGTTTATATACGCTAAGACATATTATAACTATTATTACTTAAAAAATAATAGTTATAATTTTTTTCTAATTTTTTATTTTTCTTTTATAATGAATTAATCTGTAATTGATAAATCAATATTATTAGGAGATAAATCTACACTTCCTCTTTTTGGAACAGGACTTATTACAATATCTTCTATATCATTATCAAGATTTATTGATATAGGAATTAATTTATCTCCTTTAATTACATTTAGAGTCGATGAACTCTCAATTAATTTTGTATATGTGTTATAACTCTTTTCAAGAAAATCTTTTGCCGGAATAGGTCTATTTGCTTTAATTAAACTTAATGTCTTAAATATATCTATACCTAATAAATAATAATCACGTTGGCTTATCATATCATTTTCAAGGCGTTTTTGGATTCCAAAAAATAATTCAATTGAACCAACTATGCCACAAGTCAATGCTATTAATGAGGTTGTTAAACTTATAGCACCTTGTGTTGCGTATGGTTGCATACCAACACTAATAATACTATTTGCTCCATTTAATACAATCACTGGAATTCTATACCATACAAGTCGTCCTTTTAACATAAAATATCGCTGCTTATGTGCTTTACTTAAAATAACGCAATTGATCCTAATATTATTAAGAACTGTGTCTATGTCATCACTCCAATCCGTCATTTATAATATAGTGTACTATATTATTTTAAAATAATTTATAAAAAATTGAGAATTTATATAAAGTTATAACATTTATAATAATATAATAAACGCATACAAATGGTGGATATTATTATATATCCAGGTATTACTTTGATTTATGGACCTATGTTTTCTGGTAAAACTACGAAATTAATTGAAATTTACAAAAAATTACTAAAAATGGGAAAAAAATGTATTGCTATTAATTATGAGTTAGATACACGTTATGGTAAAAATAAAATTATATCACACGATGGATTAGCAATAGATTGTTATAGTATTATAAATTTGGATGATTTTATTAAAAATAGTGCAACAAAAGAACTAATTGCTAACGCAGATTATATTTTTATAAATGAAGCTCAGTTTTTTGATTCAATATATACAAGCGCTCTATATTTAAATGAAACATTGGGAAAAAATGTTATATTATGTGGTCTAGATTTAGATTATAAACGACAAAAATTTGGAACAATGATGAAATTAGTAATTAAAGCGACAAAAATATTTAAAATGACTGGAAAATGTGCAAAATGTGGCGGTGCATCATGCTATAGTCGTCGGATTGTTAATAATAATTTTCAAATTTTTATAGGAACAAGTGAATATATTCCATTATGCGAAACTTGTTATATTAAAGAAAATAAACTTTAATTAATGACTTATAATTTTATATGGGTTTTTTAAACTTTATATGGACTTCTTACTTCATAATTATTCATTTCATTGCGTATTTGATTAATTTCTAATGATAAAGAAACATTAAAATTGTGAAAATCAACTAACATACCATTATGGTATCTAAATTTTAATTTAAGTTTAGCTATTTTATCAATTGGCGGTTGATAATAACTAATGTTTTCAAAATATCCATTATTTACTAAACCTTTATTATCTTGAAATGGATAAACCGGAATTTTAGCAAATGCTGAATTTACTATACCTGAATTAGCATTATTATAACTGTAATATAAGAAAGGTTTAATTTCATCACACTTATTGTATTTTTCTAATTCAATATATATACATTTATTGTCTTCTAAATCGCACGGATTAGGAGAAACTATATTTGGAGGTGATACAGCAATAACAGTAGAATATTTTTTTTTATCAAAACCCAAAATATAACCTAAACCCCAATTGCTATGTTGAGCATATACATCTGTCTTATAGTTATCTTTAGCACAATCATAGTTATTAGGTAAATCAAATCTGAATACAAATGGATAAGAGCTATTTATAAAAGTAAATTTATGAGTTATAGAATCATAAGTAACATTAAAAGTAGTTCCTGGTGGGACTGCTCGTAATTCTGTTTGTAAAGCACTTGCTAATTGAGTATAATTATAATAACCATCTTCCAACTTAATTTCATATTGAGTTCCGCTTAATTCGACAATCATTTTGTTTGTTCGCAATTGCTCGCTTATATTATAAAAAAAACTTGGCAATACAATGCTTACTAATCGTAATGATTCAACATTATTATAATTTTGAGGACAATTTATTTCAAATTCAGAAGCATTTGGCCAACGTTCAATATCCCGATCATTACTATCAATAAATAATACTTTTCTATCTAAAACAAAATTATGACTTGTCTTTATTAATGGATGACAATGGTTCATATTATATATTTTATATTTATATTTATAAAATATATAATTTATACTTATTATTTAATAAAATAAATAAACTAAATAAAATAAGAATAAATAAAAATAAACACAACTAATAATATTTGTGTATATTAATTATATATGGCATCACCACAAAAACCAAAACTAAAATCAATATTGAAAAGACAAGCAGCTTATAAAGATTCGGACCCTAATGCTAGTCAAAAAAGAGAACGTTTAGGTCATTTTACATTTGATCCTACAACAGCAAGATTTATACCAGCAACAGGACAAAGAAGAGGAAGTGATCCTGGAAGTTATCGAAGAAGTGATCCCGGAAGTTATCGAAGAAGTGATAGTGGAAGTTATAGAGGAAGTGCTTCAAGAAATGGTCGAGGAAGTGATCCAGGAAGTGATCCGGGAAGTGATCCAGGAAGTGGTCCAAGAAATGGTCCAGAAAATAGTCATGGATCACAAGGTGTTATGGGTTTTGGTTTATCATACAATAATCCTTTAGATTTAATATGTATATTAGTTTTAGCATGTATTGGAATTTTTATAAAATTATTTTGCTCTGAACCTAATACTAGATTGGGTAATTCGGGTCCAGCAACATCTACAATATGGGGTTATGGTTTAACTACAATTGCATTAACTATTATGGTATTTGTTGGAATATATCAATCCAAAAAAATTACTTTAGGCGATAAAATTGATATACAATTAATGTTCCTAAATACATTCCCTATAATCATAACTATATTTGTATTAATTTATACAATATTTTTAAATTTTTCGTATTTTATTAGGATAAATAGCGATAAGGTTACAAGCGAATACCGTACATACTCAATATTTTCATCGTCTTTAACATTAGTTCAAATAGTTTTTATAAGCATATATTTATACTTTTACATTTATCGTGATAGTAACTCTAAAAGTAATTTTACAATAGAAATGTTTAAAAATTTAACATATATATCGTGTTTTGCAAATATTATATTTATATTAATGATGCATATTAATTTAGCATTTTTTTCAACTGATGAAGTTCCAATTACAGATACAGATTAAAATGTAATTATGTAAAACTAATACATTTATTTGTAATAATAATTTTGAATGTTAATCCTATATTTTCTTTTGATTCCCAAATACCAGATATTTTTAATATAAACTTATTATTTTTGGCATCTAAAGTATTGACATATTTATAATTATTAAATTTATCAATATCATCACATAATGAATATTTAAAATATTGGTTTTCATATAATTCTTTAAATTTATATAGTTTAGTCTTTGAATTATTAATTAAATTCAATATGTATTCTTCTAATTGATTGAGTTTATTAAAAACATTATCATTACTCGTATTTTTATTAAATAATGCTTTATCATTTTCAATTATTACATTATTTAATTCAAATAATACAAATATACTAGTTAATACTACAATAGGTGTAGAATATAATAACTTGTAAAAATAATTATATTGTAAAACACTATTTTTAATAGGTTCGTTAATTATTATAGCATCATAATCAATTGTTTTCAAAGTTTCACAAATCATATTATATTACTACTATAAATATTGATAATAGTTTTAAATATTAATTATATTGATTTTAAATGAATATAAGTTTAAAATGTATATAAATTTATATTAAACACTACAAAAATAATGAATTTAAAAAAAAATTATATTGAAATTATAAATGAAAATAGTGACTATAACTTTAATAAAGAATTATTACAAATCATAAAAACTATTACAAATAATGAAAATAGTAGTGACAGTTTTAGCAACTATATTTTTTATGGACCTTCTTGTTCATATAAGTATAAAAATGTTTTAAAACTTTTACAATATTTTAGTCCTAGTAATCTAAAATATGAGAAAAAATTACATATTAATTTAGTAAAAACAGATTTTTATATAAAAATTAGTGATATACATTATGAAATAGATGTAGAAAATTTCATATATAATAGTAAGTCTTCTTGGAATGATATATATAATATTATATATAATTCAATTGCTTCATCTACTAACAAAAAAGGTTACATTGTTTTTCGCAATTTTGATAAAATTAATTATGATTTATTAGATTTGCTATATAATTATATGCAAAAAGAGTTATTTTCATCCTTAACTATAAAATATATTATAATAACAGAAAGTATAAGTTTTATACCATATAAAATAATAAATATGTGTAGGGTTTTGTATTTTTCAAAATTAAATAAAAAAACAGTATATGGATTATGTAATAAAAATAATAAGCAATTTTTTAAACATTTAAATGCTGATAATAATAGTACTGATAATAATAGTACTGATGATGATTCGATAAAAGAGATTTGTTATAAAGTAAATAATTCAAATATTTTTACTTATTTAGATATATCAAATAATTTAAAATTTATTGAACATCATAAATCTATTTGTGATACATATATAGAAATTATAACTAGCGCAAATTATAATATTAAAAATATTCGCACTTTATTATATGACATACTTATATATCATTTAAATTATCACGAGTGCTTTTATTATATAATAAAAACATTAATACAAAAAAAATTAATAGATAATAATAAGATAAGTGATTTAATTTATAATAGTTTAATTTTTTTTAAAAATTATAACAATAATTATAGACCTATTTTTCATTTAGAAAGTTTTACATTATATTTAATAGAATTACTTAATGAAAATAAGTGAAGCAATTGCTATTTTGAACATTACAAATTATAATATTTACAATATAAAAAATATAAGTTATAATGAATTAAAAAAACACTATCATATACAATGCTTAATATATCATCCAGATAAAAATATTAATGATGAAGATTCTACATTAATTTTTCAAAATATTAATCACGCATATAATAGTTTAAAAGAGTTAATAAATATTAGCAAAGATACCAATGAAGCAACTATAAATGAAACAAATGATTATAATTATTATATTTTAAATTTTATTAATTTTGTAGTTAATTATTATTCAAATAATGTTAATAATAATAATATTAATAATATTAATAATAGTAATTTTGAAGAAAATATAAATAATATTAAACACTATGCAAATAGTCATATTCAAACAATTTTACTAAATTTATTAGATAATTTTTCTATTGTTATTTTGGAAGATTTATATATTTTTTTGTTAAAATATAAAAAAGAATGTTTTGCCGATATTAGTACAAATCAGTCTAATGTTATATCTAATAATATTATAATAACTATTAAAACAATATTACAAGAGAAATTGTCTAAGTATAATATTTATATTTTAACACCTAATATTGGTAATTTACTAAATAGTGATATTTATAAATTAACAATAAATAATGATGTAATTTATATTCCTTTGTGGCATAACGAATTAAATTTTGAAAATAATATTATAAAAATAGATCCATTATTGGATAGTAACATATCAATAGATATTAATAATAATATTCATTATATTTATACTAACACATTTAATAATATAATAGAGTTATTAAACAATGATGTTAGTAATATAACTATTAATATTGAAAATCATATTTTTAATATATTTATTGGTAATTTAACATTTAATAAGTACCAAATTTATAGTATTAAGAATCAAGGACTATCCAAAATAAATACTAATAATATTTTAGACAATAGTTATAAAAGTGATATAATTTTTCATATTTATTTATCATAATATCATAATAATAATAAAAAATTTATATAAAAAATATAAATTTTTTATCTTATGCTTATGCTATTTTTTTGTAATTATTATTTTGTAATTATTTTTTTGTAATTAATATTTTGTAATAATTATTTAATTTATTCATCTGACTTCTTCTTTACAATGCGTTTCTTTTTTGGCGCATCTTCGACAAGAACTTGTTTTGCTTGAACTTCTTCTTCTTCTTTTGCTTCTGTAATTTTTTCATCATTTTGTTCAACTTCGTCATCGCTGTCTGGAACTTCTGTTACATTATGAACGACTTCCTCATTTACATCATCATCTAGTGGAACAGTTAATTTTTCCTTGTCTTTTTCGGATAACACAATATGACATTTGCCACTAAGAGTTGTTCGAGGTTTTACCACTGCTTGGAATAATTTCCAAGTTACTCCAAACTTGCCATTAGCAACCCAAATGCCACCACACTGAATAAGGGTTGCTACATTTGTTCCTTTTACAATATATTCACTAATTGAATTATTGTCATCGTTTGGAAATACTTGAACGCTTTCCTCATTATATAATTCAACATTTTTAAAAACATCATCCCAATAAGGAATTTTTACTTTTAACGATGGGGCACGCGAATGATCAGGTTCCTCTGTTGCTTTGTCTCTTGGATACTTTAGCATAGGAGTCCATAATGCTTCTACTGCTTCAGCGACCATTTTAGGTTTGTTTAACCATTCTTTACAATTAGTAATAGCGTCCTCTTTAATGCGTTTTTCTAAATCTTGCATATTTTTGAGAAATGCGGCACATTGTGGATTATCATATTCTTGATTTGGAAATTGAAGTGCCATATCAAATGTCTTTTTCCCTGTTTTGTCATCTGTATATTCATTTACACCCCACGTTAACATAAGAGGAGTACTAAGATACAATGATTTCATATTTTGCTTGTTAAGAATACCAATCATTTTACCATTATTGGCATTTAATTTAGGCTTCGTATAGACATAATCAGTAGAAGCATTGAACGTAGCACCAGATACAATTGTTGCCATATTGTTTTATACAATGTTAATAATTATATAATTATTTTCTTAAATCAATTTTTTATTTTATTTATTTTTATCTTTATTTTATTTTATTTTTATCTTTATTTATTTTTATCTTTATTTTATTTTATTTTATTTTATTTTATCTTTATATCTTTATTTTTATTTAATTAAACAACAAATAATATAATTATTTAATAAATAAAAATAAAATCTATATATATGTCTAATATAAAACAAGTCATTGCACAAAAAAATCCTCTCGCTAATAAAAGTCAAGTTAGACGACCAACTCCAACTACACAACCAACTCCAACTACACAACCAACTCCAACTACACAACCAACTCCAACTACACAACCACCTCCAACTACACAACCAACTCCAACTACAGAACCAACTCCAACTACAGAACCAACTCCAACAGCAAAGCAAAACCAAAAAGATCCTTGCGAACGCGATTGTGCTTATTCAAAGCATGTTAAGCAAAATGGTAAATTAACCAAGATAATATGTGGTGATGAAAATAAAGATAAATGTTATATGCCATCTCAAGAACTTGAGACTATATATAGATCAATTGATTGGGAAGTCCTTACTAGTAAATTTAGAAAGTTTGTGGAAACGTGGTTAGATAGACTCGAAATACAAGAACTATTTAAAAAATTAGTAACAACATACAATAAGCTAACACCAGAAAGTATTACACTACCCCACGACCAAATTAATTTATCAATCGAAAATATAGCTACTAAGAACGATAAATGTGGTGATATTAATTATGCTGTGTATGTAAAATTAAAAGACGATACAGACCCAACAAAAGTTCATGACTTAAGATTAATGCATATAGCATTTCATGCACGTGCGCGCAACTTTATAGAACTTGAAGACGAGGATGAGTATATTTGTGCGTATTCAGCAAAAAGAAATAATACTCACAGTGTTGCTAGTGAGAGTGGAGCATTTCATTATAAGATTGATTTAATACAATGGCCAAAAAACATTAATACCAGCCAAATTAAAAAAAAAACTACCACAATACAATTTGGTAAAGGTCCTGTTAAAGAATTTAAATTTGTTGCGAACCAAAAATTACAACCCAACTCAGATGACTTTAAAATTCCACAAAATAAAGACTCGGCCGCGGTACATTGGAAGAAAGATATTTTAGACTGTCATAAAGAAATTTATGATTCATTTGTTACTGAATGGAATACAAATATGTTAAATATTAATATAACTCAAGCACAAGGTAAAAAAGGACGTAGAACCAAAAAAAGACATAAAAGCAAAAAAAGACATAGAAGTAAAAATAGACATAGAAGTAAAAATAGACATAGAAGTAAAAATATGACTTATCATTAAATTTATACACAATTGTTATATTTTAATATTTAGTGCATTATTAAGCATTAAATATTAAAGTATTTATAATTTATTTTTATAGTTTTATTGTTTTATATTCAAGCAACTGCTACTGCTGGTTCAACTTTGACTACTTTAGGGAAATGAGGTCCCATATATTTTTGAAGATTGAAATATGTAAGATCTACAGTGTCTTCAATTTTTAAAAGTTGAGTTAATTGCTTGTCTGGATTAATTTTGCGACCGTTGCTCTTGTCTTGGAGATTATTGGCACGAATATATTTGTTAATTTCACGTGTAACATCAGTGCGTGCCATTTCTGTTCCACAAGGTTTGTCTAAGAATTTAGCAAGTTCATCACTAATTAGTGATGGTTTGACAAAACCACTTGGCGCACGATTGCCTTTACGACGTTTCTTGTTGCTTAGTTTTTCCGCAACCTTTAACTGCTTTACAGTAATTTTTTCTAAACCACGTAATTCAGTTTTTAACGCGTTGAAACTAGCTAACATTGTTTGAAATTTAGTAATGAATTCAGAAAATCCATTTGTAATAGAGTAATCAGACGCATCACTAGCAACAACTACATTTTCAACTTCAGATACTACAACCGAAGCGTCTGTTGGAACAGGTTCTTGTGCTTTTGATTTTGTTGCTCTTGGTTTTGGTGCTTCGGTCTTAACTTCGGGAGCATGTTCAGTTACTTGTTTTGAAGACTTAGATTTTTTTGTTGGTTCAGGAGTAACTACAACTGGAACAACATCAACTTGGGCAACTTCAGAAGGAGGTGCTTGTTCTGATTTTTTCTTGTGTGGAGGCATTTTTTTATAATCTATAATAAAAATTTTCTTTTAAGTTGTTTTATTAATAAATATATAATTATAAAAATTTATTATTTTTAAAATGCTAAAATGGGATAAAACTAAACGAATTTTTTAAAATTATAGTTTTTTTAATTATAGTTTTTAATTATAATTTTAAAATTATAAATAAAAAATTTATTTAATGATTAACAGCATCATATAGCCACGGTAAAGTATTTGCTGCTTCATTAGATACCATTGTTAAAGCACATAAAACATAATAACTTCCTAATAAACAAGAATTTTCATTGATTCCTTTATTTATCATTAAATCAATAATAGTAATACTATATTTTCTAATTTGTATAAAATTATATTGTGGCAAGTTATTAACATTCATAGTTTCATCATAAAATGGATTTCCACGTGGAGGCACAATCTCTCTTTTAATTTCTTGACTTAAATTTGCTCTATAATTCCATATGTCTACTAGTTCTCTAATAAATCTGATCAAACCATATTTATCAAGTTCTAAAAACCACTTTATATTTGTATAATTTCCTAAACTATCTATTCGTTGAAATAATGTTAAAACTTTCATTTCAGTTTGTTTATTTATTGAGAGATGTTCTAAATCATCATAATTCAAGTCAATATGTATTTTTAATAAACTACTTAATCTAATATATTCTAACAATTGATTTAAAAGATTATATGGTAAAAACATATTTGTAAATGGATTTTGAACATTCAATTGATTGTTACTAGTATTAGTAATAGTATTAGTAATAGTATTAGTAATAGTATTATTACTATGTACTTCGTTTAACCCTCTTGTTTTATTAGTTTTTGTGACTTTCAAAAATAAGTTATAGAGAGATAACACATCAAAACCATATATGTGATCATTAATATCTTTAAAACTAATAAATTGATTGTATGGAATGGCACTTAAATTGTCTAATGTGCAAAAATCAACATCATTAGAACAAATAGTTTTATTATGAAATCCAGGACCGTGTAAATTAATATATTTTTTAGTAAAGTAACAACGCACAAATTTTTGAATATTTATTATAGCATAACTAAAATATAGATAGTTATATAGACGTTTCTTTAAAAATTCTTTATTTCCAGTAGTTTTTAATTTATAATATTTTGCGATTAACTTTAATTGCGTAACACTATAATTTATTGTTAATAAATTATTATATTCTTTATAATTGGGTATATTAAAATCTTCTGAAACTATTTTTATAAATGTTTTTTTGCTTTTAATTGGTAAATTTAAATAATATTCTACTACATTGTTATCCAGTGATTCTTCATTGTTTTTTTTCTTTTTTTTGATGTTATCATTTATAATATCAACATTTATAGCATTTACATTACTCATATTATTACTATAAGTTTATTTTTTATTTTTATTTTTATATTTTTATTATATATTATAATCATAAACCATCATTTTTAAATTAGACAACATAAAATTTTCCATATTTAATGCGTTCCCAGTTTTGTTTTTTTGTGTTAAAAATTTACGCGTTACTAATTTTAAATTTTGTTTCACTTTATATGTTTTAATATTCGCATATTTGTTTATATATTTTGTATAATGTTTTCTATATTCTACTTCAACAATATTCATAATTTTAATAAATAATGGATCCTTAG